GAGTTAGTAACCTGGTCGGTATATTGACCTTTGCTAATTAAGACAGTGCCGATATTTTTTATTTCTAAGTTAATTTCTTTCACAACATCAATTTCTTGCGTAAATTCATTCAATCTAAACAGATTCTTGAGATTGGGGTCACGTAATAAGATCATTACTACGTTTTTAACGCTGGTCGTTTTAACCGAGCCATTATTTTGACGGTCAAGTGTAATATTTGATTTACGCAGTTTCTCAGCGTTTTTCTCGTCAATATTAATAACGTCACTCATTCAATCCCCCTTCTCTGCATTTCTTTTTCGATCATCGAATTAACAGTTCGCTCTACTTCATTCAGCGGCAAACTATCCGCTGTATTGGTATTTGCAATTAATGCTAATTTTGCTACTGCATCTGGATCAACGCTACGATATAGTAAGCCACCGACAAAACTAGCTAACGATTTATTTCTTTGCCCATCATCACCTAAACCATTGGCAATTTTCTCAAACAATTCAGTAGTTTGCGTCTTAGCAGATGTTTTATAGCTTAAGATTGTCCGCTTTTCCGGTTTAGCCTTTTCTTTAATCAAATCGAGCAGCCCTTGTGGGGCTGGACGAATAATTTCGTGATTAAGCCATTTATAGTGCTTACCGTTTATCTGGCTAGGTGCTACTACTACATAATTGTTATCGTGGGCTTTTAAATCAACACCAGGCAAAAAACCAATATTTTGAGCTATCGTTTCATTACTAGGTTTTTGAAAGAAAAAGTGATAACCATTATGTGCGGTTTTCTCGGTTAAGGTTCCTTTAAACCATTCAGGGTGATTTAACTCCTTAATTGAGTCCATCCCATCTACATCGCCGTGACGGTCTACGTCAATTACGAAAAACTTGTCAGTTTTAAGTGCAATGTTTGCTAACGGATATCGTTGCCAAACCTGTTTAATTTCATCAACAGAAAGTGGCGGCTTATCGGCAAATTTAATCAGCGGTCGTTTAGTAGCTCCAATTGGAATTACAGAAAATCCATGTGATGCGTAGTTAACTGCATAATTGACTAGATTTTCTAATGCCATGGCTATTCGCTCCCGTACTCATCAATTCATGCCTTTTCAAATTCCTGTTCATCAAAGTTATCTTCATCAAAGTTATTGTCGCCAACTATGAAAAACCAGCATCTATCTGTAATTAGCTTTTCAGCAATTTTCATGGCTGGTAATTCCTCCAAATTATCAAAAGCTTTAAGCCGATAGAACTTAATATCGGATAGCTTACAGTCGCCCAAATATGACCCAAAAGTATTTTTCCCGTTAAAAAAATTAGCTTTTGCTTCTTTCAAGTCTTTGCCGAAAGCTAAATCCATACCTACGTCAATTTCCCAACCATCACCTGGAAATTGGACTTCATATGCTTTCATTACCTTTATCTCCTAAAATGGTAAGTCACTGTCGTTAACTACAACACCTGAGCCTGCAAATGGATCTTCATCTTTTGCAATTTTCGGTTGCTCATGCTTTTCAAATGTATAATTCCTAAATGGATATTGGGGATTTTTTTTATTTGGCGTAGTTTCAATTGTTATTTCCAAAATTCGACCCTCAGCTGGTTTGAAAGCTTCAACCAATGCTTCATAAGCTTCAGATTCGTTTTCAAAGTTAAAACATGAATCAGGGATTGGATTGTTTAACATCTCTCCGATTACTTGAATCATAGAAATATTTCTAGCCAACACAAATGAAGGCATTGGTTCTCCATTTGACTTTGTCTGTGCTAGCGATGGGAAGATTGATTCTTGCTTACCTTCCTGTTCTCCTTGAACAACAGTAAAAGCAAGCATTAAGAAATCTCGGTCACCTTTAGCATTGTGATTAACATTGTCAAACGACATTAGATATGTTCCATCAGGGATTCGCTCATAGGGATTGTATTCCTTACCCTCTTTTGGGTCGAATCCATTTTTCTTCAAATCGTTCATTGCATCTAATAAGCTCATTATTTACTCTCCTTTTTAAAAATTCCATTGCATGTTTCTAGCAATTGTAAAATTCGTTTGTCAGTAATATTCTTTTTTTCGTATTGTGTTCTTAAGCTCTTAACTTCTCTAAAGTAAGAGGCATTAACACCGTCACCGACTTTTTTAGTTCTGATTTCAACGTCACAATTTCCATTTACAATATTGAAGTATTTAGTCTTAAGTGAAGGGTGGTAAGTTGTCGCACCTGTATTTTCATCTGTGATTGAAATTTCACGACTGATGTAGATGATGTTCATTGGGAGTGCTTTTAAGTCCATCACTAATTGCTGCAGGGCGGTGTTGAATAATGCGTAGCCTTTACCGTATGGGATATCGCCTGACGATTTAACATTGTTATCCCAACAGATTGCTTGCTCGAGCATGACGATAATGTCATCTATCACATCTACTACTACGGTTTTAAAAGAATCTTCGTCTTGAGCCTGATTTTGCAAAGCAAGAATAATATCGTCTAATTGTTTTGTTACCAATTGTGTTGGCTTACCATTCTTGTCTCTCAAATTTCTAATTTGAAATCCAGGTGCGGTTCCTTGTTCGCTATTGCCATCAGTATTAAGCACAATTGGATTTGGAAAAAAGCTGGCAAAGTAGCTCTTACCGCTCATTGGTGCACCCCAGATGAAAAAGTTGTGCGGCTGTGCCTTTGGTTCTAATTTTGTAGGTTTTGGTAAATCTATCATTTTCTAATCATTCCTCTCTTCTTTAATTGAAAGTAAACCCACCCTTGCTTGTAGCCATGCAATTTTGCATAAGCATTAAGTTCAGCTGGTGAGGTTAACTCATTAACTTTCTTATTGGCGACTTTTTTCATTAAGTCGCTTTGTACTATTTCTGCTATTAATTTCTTACGATTTTTCGCTTCAACTAAATCAACATCTTTAACTTGCTTTGCTTCGTGTACTTTAATTGGTTGACCACATAATGGGCACTTACCTTCTTTGACTTCACTAGCTTTAACAACTGCAAAACAGTAATCGCAGGTAATAATTGCCATGCCTGGTTCAGTATTTATTTTTTCAACTGACTTCGTACCGCTGATTACAGCTTGTTTCCAATCACGGTCATCATCGGGATAGCCAAACTTCTGAACGTTATTAGCGTGATCAATAATTATTGCAGTCTTGCCTGGTCTAGGATTTAGGCAGCGCATTGAAAACTGTAAATACAATGCTAGTGACATAGTAGGTCTCGCCATAATTACGCAGTCAACATTGGGAAGGTCTACACCTTCAGTAAATAAATTGACGTTAACCAATATCTTTAGCTTTTGATTTTTAAAATCATTAACAATTGCGTCCCTTTCGACTGCTAGTGTTTTACCGTCAACTTCTTTTGCTGAAATTCCTGCATCATTAAATTCTTGAGCAACTCTTTTCGCAGACTCGATTGAATACGTGTAAACAACTGCTTGCATCCCATCGGCAATGCGTTGATATTGCTTAACCACATGACCAAAGATCTTATTGCTCATAGCTTCATCCATTGATTTATTAGTGTAGTCACCTGTTGAACTACGTTTCAGCAATTTAGCATTAAAATCATTTGGTGGTTGGAAATACCTGAATGGTGCTAAAAAGCCTTCATTGGTTAACTCTTTAATTGATTTTCCAACAATGATGTCGTCTGCTATTTGGTCTAATTGTTTCTGACCAGTTCGCCTTGGCGTAGCTGTAAAAATCAGCACATAAGCATTTTTAAATTTGTTTAGTATTTTTTGATAACTTTTTGCAAGAGCGTGGTGGCCTTCGTCAATCAGAATTAATTGTGGTTCAGGTAATTTATCAACTCTTCGGCAAAGTGTCTGTACTAGACCCATTGTTGCTAAGTTAGGATTGACACCTTGAGCTTTAAAAGTAGCCTTAGCTTGGTCCAGTACCTCTTTACGATGTATTACAAACATCACTCGATTGTTTTTATCAGTTGTTCTTCTAGCAATTTCTGCCATTACCACTGTTTTACCCGTCCTCGGTGGTGATTGAACAATAATGTGATGATGACCATTCTGCATTGATTTAGTTATGCGCTGAATTAAATCGTTTTGATATGATCGTAATTCGTACATATTTAGCGAACCTGGCTAGAGGCCCACATTCCGTAGCTATAAATCGTGTCATTTAACTCGCTAACCTTATCGCTAAGCTCTTCGATGCTTTCCACAACGCGTATCAGATTGGCAGCAGTACATAATTGATCTACTGCTGTCCTATACTCATCCGGAACCATACCATTAAAGTAGCCATTTTTAAGCTCACTTTGAGCTATTTCTTTTATGTCCTTGCGAAATTGACGTTCACCTTTGCTTAAGTAATTAGTTCTTCCGTTTAAATAATTTTTAGGTACACCGAGACGAATTGCTATTTTTTCTAATTCCTCGGGGTAAAAAACAGCTTTTTCCTTTGTGGAATATTCCTTAATATTCATACCAAGCATTTTAGCTAATTCTTCAATGCTTAAGCCCTGCTCTTCACGTAACTCTTTAACTCTATTCATGATTAATCTCCTGACTTTGTGCTTCGTCATAAACCATCTTTTTAGCTTCATCAAACATTGATCTAATAACTGATTGAAATTGTTCAGAAGCTGTACCTTGATAATCCCGTGGTAAATCAGGACAATTTTTATTTAAGTAGTCGATTGCTTCATTATTGGAAACTTGTCTTAGAGCTTCGTTTTTTAATCTGATAGTCCATAATTCAATGGCTGTTTTTGTTTCATTTTGCCATTCTGAAAATTCTTCAATTACCATAGGTTCCTCCTAACTGATTGTCGTTTTTCTGTTAGGCTCTAGATGAGCACCTGGTACTTCATTACCATCTTTCATATCGTTGTAGAGCTTTTGTTTATCAATTGAAACAACTTCTTTTTTAACTCTATAAACTTCAGGAAGCTTACTTTCATCTGAAATAACCGTTTTTTGTCGAAAACTACGTGGCTTTAGAATGTAGTGTTCAGTATGCAGCTCTTTAATACCTGCATTATCTATAACTTCAGTCATGTATCTTAGTAAGTTTTCCTTCTGGTTTTGGCGTTGTTTTTTCTGCTCGGTTAACTGCTTAATCTTATTGGCTAAAAAGTCAATGTCAGCAGTGTCACGTTCAATTAGCCCTGCCAGTCCATCCAACTTTGCATCCCTAGTAAGTTTCAAAGAATCCAAAGTATCTATTAAAGTTTGTTGGTCGATATCATCTCGATCAGCTATCTTTTTAATCGCTTCATTTATTTCAAATAACTTCATTTGTGATATAATCTCCTTAGATTTCATTTATAAGAAAGTCCGATTGCCGTCGGGCTTTTTTTATGTTCCTGGTAAACGCTCGGGCATACCTAAAACGATAATCGTTAATACCAGTCCAGCAATTGCTAGAATCAATGAAATTAGCAGTGAGCTTTTGCTTTTCAGATTTATGTCGGTATAGGCATTTAAAAAGTACTGCCATTTTTGTAATATCCTTTCCATTTTCAGCGTGCCCACTTTTTATGCTTTTTCATAAACTCATCTAAATCAGACTTA